AGCATGGGCAATGATGAAGAAATATAATAAACATGATGTAGTGATATTAGAACGTGTATATGAAAAAATGATAGGATGGATACCAAATCATCCTAACCACAATCACTTCTCAGAAGAAAGAGTATGTCCAAGTTGTGCAAGTCATAAAGTTCAACAACGTGGTTATGCAGTATTAACTGGCGGTAAATACCCAAGATTCCAATGTCAACAATGCGGTAGCTGGTTTAGAGGTAACAAAAAATTAACTACAGACAAATCAGAAAAATTCGTCAAACTATAGGATTTATTATGCAACGTTCAGAAGTAGAGATTATCTGCAATCACATGCTAGGTAGAACTATCGTATCATGCGAAGCATTACATGGTGATAGCACTATTGTTATAGAGCTAGATGATGACTCTATTATAGAGATAAGCGGAGAAGAACTATCTCTGTACTCAGAACTTACTCCGCTAGACGATTAAAGGCAGATTACAGTACCGTTAGTATTAACTTGACATACTGTAACAGTACCATCTGGCGCATATATAGTCGTAGTTTGACTAAAAGCTTTTTCTGTTCCAAATATTGCTAATGCAACCATTGTAAGTCCGAATACCCAATATATCTTATTCATCATCAAACCTTTCTAAAATAGCTTCTACTTCAGGTGGATTAACAGCATCTTCATCTTTAGTAGCTTCTAATAGTTTATTTTTATACCAATCAGACTTTTCTAAATCTTGTTGTGGGTTATCTTTAAATGGATAACGTAAGTCATATTTGAGCTTACAACCTTTTAGATACCCAATGTATTCTTCTTTAGTTAAACGACTCTTAATCACATCTATTGCCTCTATACCACCCACTAAATAATGTGGAGGTCTATTTACCATATCTACCATAACTATCCCCTTATAAATAAAAGATTTATTGCCTGATAAGTTCCAATAAAGAAACCTATAATTGCGCATACTACCATAATATAAATAATATAGTCAATTACTTTTAATATCCTATCCATTTACCATACTCCCTTCCTACAGTTACAGATACATAATTCCTATTCTTAAACCTTCTATCTAATATTTCTTTATGTTCAAGTGGTTTAGGTAAGCTGAAATATCCTTGACTTTCTAAATACTTTAATCGCACTCTATTTGTAACACATCCCTGAATGACATCCTTAATAGTGCAATTAGGATGCTCTTGCATATATTCATTAATAAACTTTGCTTGTCTTTGATCGTCTAGCTTAGTGTACATTTTTAATCCCATGAGCTTGTTCTATAAGCCTAGCAAATCTAAATATTCTGTCAAGCGTTAAAACAGCATTACCATTTCCAAATGCTTCTTTATACGCTTTAATAATCTCTTCTTGTGTAAGTGGGTTAGAGTCCACCATAAGCCTCCGTTAATTTTTTACTATCGTATTTTTTAATGTTAGTGACTTTAATAATGTTTTTTGTATCTGCAACAAGTGGTGTTATAACCCAATTATGCAATTTATTCTTAATATCTTTTTCAATCTCTAAAGATGTTGGTTTAGATGGCATAAGCGCAGACCATACAAGAACACCATTATTATCAAATTCTTCTACCAGGTAACCTAATATTTTATCTTTCATTTATATAACACTTTTCTAGCGTTCTCAATACATGGAACATCATTCCATTGAGGATCACCATTTGTAAATACATCAATTACCCATTCCAAAGCATATATTAAATCTTCATTTTCTCTTATGTGTGTTTTCTTCCTTTGACCAAACCATGCCTTTTTAGGCGGTATTGAATCATCATGGAAGTATAAAGCATTTGCAACTGGGTTTGCATATTTATTGTAAATAATCGTATCAATAACCAAAAGTTTAGTCTCCAAATACGCCCTTTCATTAACTGGACTGTGGGACTGATCTTGCACAGCAAACTGATTATTAGAATAAACGACAGAGCATACATCACGACCCCAGCGACCATCACGAACCCTATTCCGTATAGTATTAATGACTCCAATTTTTTCCTCCAATGTTCTTGTATTAACTTCGTGGTAAACAGCAGTAGCATAACACGATATATCTAGTTCTAAATGGTGTATATCCATTATAGTCCTTTCATGATTTTCTTGTGTCTAACAAAACCATACAGGCGTATAATTCTATTATAAATCTAAAAGAAAGGAGAACCGCTATGTGGACAACACCAGCAGCTACTGAAATGCGTTTTGGCTTTGAAGTCACAATGTATGTAATGAACAAGTAATTATAAGGATAAGGGAGGTTGCCATTAAAACGGCAAATCTCCCAAGTCCTCATCATCACCCTCTACAGCAGCACTACCCCTAGTGTATTCTTTAGATTCAGGTATATCTGGAACATTAGTAGATTGACTACTTTTTGAACCAAGCATTTGCATAGAGTTACCAATAATCTCTGTTGTATATCTTTCTTGACCTTCTTTGTTAGTCCATTTACGAGTTTGTAAAGAACCTTCAATATATACAGAACTACCTTTTCTTAAATATTCACCAGCAATTTCAGCTAATTTACGGTATAAGACAATGTTATGCCATTCTGTTTTTTCTTGTTTTGTTCCATCTTTGTTTTTCCATGAGTCAGTAGTAGCAATACTAAAATTACATACTGCATCACCATTAGGCAAAAACTTTAACTCTGGGTCTTTTCCTAAATTACCTAACAAAATTGTTTTATTTACTGATGCCATCTTTAAGCTCCTTAAGTTTAATTATTGTGTTATCCACTTCTTTTAGAAATGTGAGTATTTCATCAACTAACATTTTAATGTATTCATCATCTCTGTCAAGTTGTTTGACGAATAATACCATGTTATCTGGGAAATTTGGGTTATAGCTTACAAAATGTGCAAATCTAGCGCCTGTCACCGCCATTTGCCATTGTATCTGAGGCACATATTTACTAGGCACTTTATCTGTCATTAGGGTAGTAGTATGCGTAGTTTCTATAGGGCATTTAATTTCTAATATGCCTTCACCGTCAGCAATCATTCCATCTGGACTTGCACCACTCATAGCAATAGTTGGGTGATCTATAAAGCCAACTTCTTTTACTTCTCCATATTTAAGCTCATACAAAGTTCTAGCTGTTTCTTCTCTATCAATACCATCTTGCATAGCTTGATTAACATAAGTATCAGCTTTCTTTCCTGTAAGCCTTTCAGTTACAAGTTGTGTAAGATAGTTTTGACGAGATGTAGATACACCTGTTTTAGTCTTTGCTATCACATCTGCTACACGACTAGCTGTTACTTTGCCAAGTCGTGCATCAAACCATTCTTGTGTGCGTTGTTCCATTATGCAGCCTTAAGAGTTTCTACAAACTCTGCACATTGTTCTTTATCTTCTCTTGACATTTTTGCATATACCACTCTAGCAGCTTCAATGCCTTTATCAGCATAAGTAGATTTAAGTGTTTCTAATGGGTTTACATCCGGTAAATCTTCACCACTATAGATATATAAACCAATACCATGTAATGCAATAGCTTTAGCTAAACAACGTTGCATAGCTGTATTTACAGCCATAGCATCTGGGTTCTTCATAGCTTTATTAGAAAAGTCAAGCACAGGTAATTGAGCTGTCATAGTTTTACCAAATGCTGTAACAGAACAAAATACCATAAGTGTTTCACCAAATTGCACAGGTTCTTTATATTCCCATGTAGCAGTTGGGTCTTGTTGCAATAAAGTGTCAACCGCCCATGACCATGAAATGTAATTAAATTTACCTTTCTTTTCTAAATGTTCTGATACATCAATCTTACGTAGTTCTAAATACTTACTCATTTATACTCTCCTGTTGTTTATATCCAATTTGTGTTATAAGGTTAGCAATCTTTAAACTTTCTTCTTTTATTTTACTTATTTTATTTGTTGTTTTCTGTTTTTGCATTTGTATTTCGTGTAGTTGTTGCATCACTTGTTGGTAATACATCAAGTCGTCCATTTAATCTCTCCCTTTCATCAAATCTTTTATTAAGTTCTTCTAAGTCTTTCCATACCTCTGGTAATATTTCAGCTATACGCCTTAAACCATTCGCCATATTATATACCCCCAAAATATAAAAAGGAATAGCCATAAGTATTTATTCATCATGCTTTTCCTGTTGTTCAAGTAAATGTTCAGCCAACTGTTCTTGTTGTTCAAGTCTTTCCATATCATCTAAATATGCGTCTGGGTCTAAGTGTCTTTCCATTATATTGCTCCTGCTAACTTGCCCATAACATATAGGCATAAAGCTACATAAACCCAAAAAGCTATTGCAGTAATAATCATTGTTTTAATACTCATGTTTCTCTCCTAGTTAAAATTACAATAGTTATCTTAAACACATAAAATAACTTGTCAACAACTTTCTAGTAAAAATCTATAAATAAAATAGTTTGCAATTAGAAATACATTGTGGTAATGTTTTGCCCTATGGAGATATTGCGTTACATTATATTAGATGAATTTGATGGAAAACCTCTAAGAGCCTTTAGTAACAAGGCTTCTGCGTTATGGTTTCTTGAGAATAGGTCTAATTGCAAGCTCCATATTTTGCCTAGAAAACCTAAAGCAAAAGCTGTGCCAATAACAGAACTATACGAAGAATGTTTATTTTAAGGAGAGTATATGAGAATTAAGAATTGGGATAAATATAACCACTACAAGCATAAATCAGATATGAAATGGTTTAAATGCTATGGTCGTGATTTACTTAATGACGCTGATTTTATGATGATGGATGATGTCAAGCAAGTCACATTATTTAAACTATGGTGTTTAGCTAGTGAATCACAAGGCAATTTACCACAAGTTTCAGAGATTGCTTTTAGATTAAGAAAGCCTATAGATTTTGTAGAAAAAATGTTAAAAGAACTAGATACTTGGCTAGTTTCAGGAGAAAGTCTAGACAAAGTCTATACAAACTCTATGACAGATAAGATAAGAGAAGATAAGATAATAAAAACCATTGTGCGTTTTGATGATTTCTGGAATGAATATCCATCTGTTAGAAAAACAAATAAAAAAGGTTGTTTGGAAAAGTGGAAAGCAAAAGACCTTGACTTAATAGCAGATAGAATTATAGGATATGTCAAATCTATGAAACAAACTAAACAATGGAAAGAGGGATTTGTGCCAGCACCAATGACATTACTTAACCAAGAAAGATGGGATGATGGAAATGTCACACATATCCGTAAAGTTTGGGAGGGTGGCATATGAAACAACATAAATGGCATAAAGAAATAAAAGCATGGGCTGATGGTGCAGAGATTGAATGTCGCAGATTAGAATCATGGGGATGGGGAGAATGGGAAACCTTTAAAGAATTTTATTGGTTTGAAGGTGATGTATATGAATATCGCATTAAACCACAACCTAAAGAGTCACAATATTTGTATGTGTATTTAGATGATGATTATGAATTTTCACCTATACCATTAACAAATGAATGGGAATACATAGGCAAAATTAAACTAGAGGACTCCGAATGAACATAGGAGAGGCATTAGATAAACTAACAGTCAATCAGTCTGTCATTACTGATTACTACCAACAGGAGTACAGTCATGCGGAGTTTAAGGTTAAAAGCACGGATATATTTACTGATGATTTGGTGCGATATTTCGGTGAGGAAATTCATAGTGGTAAATCGTTGGGCTGGATTAAGACGGAAGATAAATTCCGTGTTAGGCAAGCTGAACTAACAGTTCTTACAGGAGTATCAGGTCATGGCAAATCTATGTGGCTATCACAAGTCATATTATCCATGATGAAACAAAATACTAAATGCTTAATAGCGTCTTTAGAAATGCGACCTGTATTAACATTGGCTCGTATGATTACACAGACTTTAGGGTCACCAGAACCAACAGATGAGTTTATAACTAAATGGGCTAATCGTGCTAAAGACAAGTTATTTATTTACGACCAATTAGGAGTAACTACTTCACAAGATATGTTTGCTACGCTTTACTATGGTAAACATGTTTTAGGTTGTGATGTATTTGTGATTGACAGTCTTATGAAAATGTCTGATATTAGTGAGGAGTCTTTAGAAAATCAAAAAAGATTTGTAGATAGACTAGCAACAACATGTCGTGATTTAGATATACATGTATTTTTGGTAGCTCATACTCGCAAGATGAAAGATGAAACAGAGATACCAGATGCAACAGATATCATGGGCAGTTCTTTAATTAGAGCATTAAGCGACAACATAGTCTGTGTATGGCGCAATCGTGCTAAAGAAAAATTAGTAGAAGAAGGTAAGACACCTGAAGAAGAACTAAAGATTATTCCTGATTGCAAGGTATTTGTTCAGAAGCAGCGTAATGCACAATGGGAAGGTAGTTTTAATTTTTGGTTTAGTCAAAAAGGATTAACATACAAGGAGAGTCCTAATGGCAGATGAGAATAGTGCTAATAAGTTTATTAAAGCTGTAGCTAAATGGGATAAAGATATGGTTTACAAAGCAACTACAATTGATGGTAAAATATTTAAAAGTAAAGGATACGATTATGTTGAAATGGAGTTTAACAAAAGACAACCTACCAATGCTAGTAGAAAAACTAAAAACTCTTGACTTCACTAAGCGCTGGAGAGTAACAGTAACAGACGCTAAACTAAACCGTAGCCTAGAACAAAACGAAAGACTATGGGAACTATATTCAAGCATAGGTCAGCATTTAGGAATTGAGAAAGATAAGATACACGAACTCATGGGTTATAAATTTTTACGATACCAAACAGAAATTGCAGGTATGCCAGTAGAACTTATAAAGTCAACAACTAAACTAACCACAAGTGAGATGACAGAATACCAACAACAGATAGAGGTATGGGGTCAGACTATGGGTTGGGGTTGGGATTACTAATGAAGATATTAATTGCTTGCGAGTTTAGTGGAACTGTTAGAGAAGCATTTACTAAACTAGGGCATGATGTAACTTCATGTGATTTAGAGCCTACAAGTTTGCCTGGTAAACATTATCAAGGTTCTGTATTAGATATTTTAAATGACGAATGGGATATGATGGTTGCACATCCACCTTGTACATATTTGACTGTAACAGGAAACAAATGGTTTAAAGATGAATACAAAGATAGGTTTCCAAATAGACAACAAGATAGAAAAGATGCAATAGAATTTTTTATGGCATTAGTCAATGCAAATATTCCTAAAATAGTTATTGAAAATCCAATAGGTATTATGTCTACTATTTATCAAAAGCCTAGTCAAATTATTCAGCCTTGGCAATTTGGACATGAAGCATCTAAATCTACTTGTTTATGGATTAAAGGATTGCCATTATTAAAACCAACAAACATAGTAAGCAAAGGTGAGTTTGTAACATTTAAAAGTGGTAAACGAATGACTAAGTGGTATGCAGACGCAGCTAAATATAGCCCTAAAGAACGTGCTAAAATACGTAACACTACTTTCCAGGGAATAGCAGATGCTATGGCAAACCAATGGGGTAAAAATGATAGTAATTCAAATTAAACCAAATGAAACATATCAATGGTTACTTGAAAAACATTATGCAAAACGCATACCACAAATTATGTACGCATTTGGTTTATATGTTGATGAAGTTTTAAAAGGGGTGGTTACTTATGGAATACCGGCAAGCCCTGCATTATGTATGGGTATATGTGGTAAAGAATATTCAGATAAAGTTTTAGAACTTAATAGACTTTGTTTAATGGAAAACAATAAAAATGAGTCAAGTTTTTTAGTGGCTAATTCTATAAAATTATTGCCAAAACCTACAATTGTAGTAAGCTATGCTGATACATCAAAAGGTCATGTTGGTTATGTTTATCAAGCTACAAACTTTTTATTTACAGGAACTACAAAAGAAAGAACTGATATGGGTGGTAGAGATGGTAAACATTCTAGGCATAGCAAAGACCCAACAATAAGAGTTTTTAGAAGTTCAAAACATAGATACATACTTTTTCATGGTAGTAAAACAGACAAAAAAATTATGAGAAAACTGTTAAAGTATAATATAGAACCTTATCCAAAAGGTAATAGTCAAAAATATGATGCCGGTGGAAACATACAAACACAACAGGTAATGTTTATATGAACTATCGCAACCCTAAACTACTTAAACTAGCTAAAGATGCACCATGTGTATTATGTGGTAGTAATGACGGAACTGTGGTAGCCTGTCATAGTAATCAATTGCGTGACGGAAAAGGCACTGGAATTAAGGCAAAAGATTATCGCATCTGCTATTGCTGCCATAAGCACCATGTTATGATGGATAGTAGTAATGAGTTAAGTAGGGAAGAAAGAATAAACTTATGGGAAGATGCACATAGACGTACTATAGGTTGGTTATTTGAAAACGGACATTTGGAGGTAAAATAAATGGGTAAAGGTTCTGGAAGAAGACCATTGTTAATTTCTGAACAAGAAGCACAAGATAATTGGGATAAGATATTTAAGAAGAAAAAAAATAGTGATGACGTATCACCACACGCTTATGAATACGAACTTAATAAGTCCACCGGTAATGTAGAGAAAAGATTTAAAGACGGAACATCTAAACCTAACGAAAGTCAATTTGATGGCAACTAGCCCAACGCAGTTAAGTCTTAAAAAATTACGAGAAGAAGGATACACAGTAGCAGTAGTAGAACATTGGAATAGTTTTGCAAGAATAAGACAGGACTTGTTTGGCTTTATAGACCTACTAGCTTTAAAAGGTAAAGAAGTATTAGCGGTACAAACAACAACAGCAGGCAATATGTCAGCTAGAGTAAAGAAGATAGGTGACCATGAAAACGTAGGACATGTTCGTGAAGCTGGTTGGACTATTCATGTACATGGTTGGCATCAAGACGATAAGAAAAAATGGCATTGTAAAATTAAGGATGTATC